CTGCTGCAAAAGTTTCTAATAAAGAGTTGCAAGAAGCAAAACTTAGAGTTTTCAAACACTTTATTTCAAATCTGTAAACATATAAATAAATTACATACTTAATTAAAGTCAATATAAGGAGAAAATAATGTCTAAAGAATTGAATTACGATGATGGTCTAGAAGAAGAGATCGTTGTAATTGATGAAGAAGCCGCTGATGCTGCTACTAATCAAGCTACAATCGCTTCTAAGCCTACAAATATTTCTCGCTCTGATTTGCTTGCCAAGATGGTTTCTTATGCATCAAAGATGGATATGAATAGTCTTGCACAGGCTGTAGAAACAATTGGCGCTTCGCCAGATGATGTCTATGCTTCAACTCAGCAGGTTATCGGTGATAATTCTGGGAAGAATAAGGCTTCAGTTAAGTCCAGTATGGCTGGTGGCGATTCCATGCAAGCTGTTAAGGAAGACCTTGCTCTTCTTTTCGGTGACTCAACAGATTTGACTGAAGATTTTAGACTCAAGGTAAGCACACTTTTTGAGGCTGCTGTATCAACTCGTGTTGATATTGAAACTGCACGTATTGAAGAAAGCTTTGACGAAAAGCTTGAGGAATCATATGAGGAAATTAAGACTCAGATGATGGAAAATATTGATAACTATTTGAACTATGCAGTTGCTGAGTGGGCTTCAGATAATAAACTTTCAATTCAAAACAGCGTTCGCACACAGATGGCTGAATCATTTCTTAATGGAATGAAGAATCTATTTGAAGAGCATTATGTTGAAATTCCTGATGATAAGGTTGATGTTGTTGAATCAATGTCTTCACGTATCGATGAACTTGAAAAGCTTGTTAATGAAACAACTGCTGACAACATTGCTCTCTCAAAGATTGTCAATGAAAAGGAAGTGAAGGAAATTTCAGATACTCTTGCTGAAGGATTGACCTCCACACAGAAAGATAAGTTTGAAAAGTTGATCGAAGCCGTCGATTATTCGGATGCTACAGAATTCCGTAAGAAGGCTAACATCATTAAGGAAACCTATTTTGCACATAAGAATGAAGTAAAGGTTGTTCATGACCAACTTCTTAGCGAGAGTGTAGAAGAGCCTGAAAAAGCTCCTGTAGTAGATTCAACAATGCAGATGTATGTTTCTTCGCTTTCTAAAACAGTCAAAAAGTAAATTTTAATAAATAATATTATATAAACTCTAAAGGAGAAAAAAATGAGTATTTTAAATGAACAACTAATTGCTAAGTGGAAGCCCCTTCTTGAACATGCTGATCTTCCAAAGATTAGCGATCTTCACAGACGTAATGTGACCGCACAGCTTCTTGAAAATACAGAGCGTGCTTTGATGGAACAGGCTTCTTTCAATCCACAGTCACTTCTTAACGAAGTAGCAACAAACAGCGTTGGTACTGGCGGTTATGGTGCTGGTGGTGGTTCTGGCGTTGCTGGTTACGATCCAATCTTGATCTCTCTCATTCGTCGTTCAGTTCCTAACCTCATTGCTTATGATATCTGCGGCGTTCAGCCAATGACAGGACCAACTGGTCTTATCTTCGCAATGCGTTCACAGTATGCTAACAGCACTGCTAAGGGTAACGAAGCTTTCTACGATGAAGCTCTAACGAACTTCTCTTCTGTTGCTTCAGGTGCAAATACAATTGGTAATGCACACACTGGTACAAACGGTGCATTTGCTCATGCTTCAGGCGCAGCCGATTATAACTTTGTTACTGGTATGACAACTTCTCAGTCAGAAGCTCTTGGCGTTGCAGCTGAATCATTCCCAGAAATGGCATTCTCAATCGACAAGGTTTCGGTAACTGCAAAGACCCGTGCATTGAAGGCTGAGTACACCATGGAACTCTCACAGGACTTGAAGTCAGTTCATGGTCTTGATGCAGAGACTGAGCTTGCAAACATTCTACAGTCTGAAATTCTTGCCGAAATTAACCGTGAGGTTGTTCGTACAATTAATCTTTCAGCTGTACGTGGTGCTTCTACTGGTACAACAACTGCTGGTATCTTCGATCTTGACACCGACTCAAATGGTCGTTGGTCAGTTGAGAAGTTCAAGGGTCTCATGTTCCAAGTAGAGCGTGAGTCTAACCAAATTGCCAAGGATACACGCCGTGGCAAGGGTAACATCATCATCTGCTCTTCAGATGTTGCTTCTGCTCTTCAGATGGCTGGCGTTCTTGATTATACCCCAGCTCTTAACAGCAACAATCTTCAGGTAGACGATACAGGCAACACCTTCGCTGGTGTTCTTAACGGTCGCTTCCGTGTTTACATTGATCCATATACCACAGGCAACTACATCACTGTTGGTTATAAGGGTTCCAATGCATTTGACGCTGGTATCTTCTATTGCCCATACGTTCCTCTACAGATGGTTCGTGCGGTTGGTCAGGATACATTCCAGCCAAAGATTGGCTTCAAGACACGCTACGGAATGGTCGCAAACCCATTTGCCCGTTCAGTAGTTGGTACGCCAAATGTTTCAGACGGCACGATCACATCTGCATCAAATGCTTACTATCGTCGTGTTGTTGTTTCAAACATCATGTAATAAAAAACCCCGCTGATTCAAAGGCGGGGCAATACAAGACGGTTTCAAGCCGCAAACTTAAGAGGAGCAGAAATGCTCCTCTTTTTTTATTCTTTATATCACACCTCTACGGTTCGTCTTCTGGCTCTTCATTACACTCAAGATAAAAAGCATAATCTCTTTCTAACATAGAAACCATATCCGGTGGGAGACCTTCCCTCCAATTTTCATTGGAGAAATCATACTCATAATAGCGTTCACCATCTTTAGTTGACCAAGTACCAATAAATGCCATTCCTTCTTCATGGAATGTGGCATCGACAAGGAACCCTAGATTAGAAAACTTCTGATAGGCAGCAATAGGTGGAGACCATGCAGTATCAAAATATCCATGGAAAATATTGTCGTCCATATGAGAATCTTGAATTTGCATATCCCATTTCGTGCCCCATTCTTCAACTGCCCATGCATACCAATCATTATAGTTTTCTGGCATTGGAAAGAAGTCTTTAAACAAAGTTGAGTTGTTGAAAGACTTGATAAACTTTTCCATCATTTCAGGGTTTTCATGTGTTACTTGAATTGAGTTATCACACCAGTTAGGCATTGCTATGCTCCATCTTCTATTACATTACAATCGTCGATCCATTTGCAGTGTTCGATAAACTCTTTGAATTCTGCAAATGTAAAGTATATCGAAGAATTATTCTCATCACCTTCGGTTTCAATAGAAACCCCATGGGCGCTTTTTTCAATTGTCCATGTGTATCCAGTAATAATACGTCCATTATGACTACTGGTTTTATTAAATGCTACATTTCTAGAATTCCACAACGAATTATAATCATATACATTGTCATGTTTTTTGAATGTTATGGTCATGTCACCACCTCATTTATTGAAATTGAAATAGGCATCCGCTATGTCTTTTACCTGAAACTCTGCCAGATCATAATATTCAATATCACAAATAGAAAGAAGAAGTTGTTCATAATCTTCTTTTGATAAAAATCTTTTACACACCACAAGAAAATCCTGTGATGTTTTTGGTTTTTCTACTGCAATGCCCCTTATATATCCCACTTCATTTTCATCTTTTGGTTTAGACTTTTGTGGAAAGGCTATAACTTTTGCCATTATCCAACCCCCCTTTCTAATGATTTAATTTTGTGATTGTAGATAAAGCGTGCTTCACGCTCAAATTCTTCCTTAGAGGCTTCGGAAAAATCAAGGACCATATGCGCCTGTATTACGGCAGCTGTTGCATAGTCACATTCCAAAAGCGCCATTATCTGTTTGATGTAAAACATGATGGTTTCTCCTTCGGTACTACTCATTTATATAGGATACGACAGATGATGTCAAGCGGCTTTTTTAGTCGCTTCTTCTGCTAATTGTTTCCAATACTTAACTATGCGAGGAGTTCCTCTGGAATCCTTCTTAAGCCATTGATCAATCTGCCATTCTAACAATGTGCCATGTTTAATGAAGTACTTAGCAGTAATAGACCCCTTACGGGCATCTGCATGGGTAAATCCAATTCCATTATTTTCAGAAGTAGCATTAATAACCTTTTCATCTTCAGTCTGGCGGCGAAAAATGGCAACACAGGCTCGCCCAACGATTCGAGCCAGCTTTTCCTGATCTGCGGTTTCGATCATGGTTACAAGAGATGACTTGGTAAGCATGTGGTGTCTCCATCAGTTGATTACTGATAATAGCATCCTAGCAGGGAATGTCAACCGTTTTTGGCTTGGAAACGAAATTATTTTCACATTCTTCTTGGGAAAATTTCCCCCACATTTCCTTAAGGATGACCTCAATGGTAGCAGCAACCTCTGGGATTTCAGAGATTTCATCGAGATGAATAAGTTCGTTGATATAATCAGCGATTTTCCAGTTATTACGCATGTTTTTCTCCTCAAACCCCAGTTGATGACCATTTATATCGGGCTTTGATTGCCCTGTCAATTGTTATTTTCAAAAAAACGGATGTCAGCCTCAGTGGTATAGGGGTCTTCCGCTTTGATGGTGGCGACCAGCAAATCCCACATTCCACCAATCTTGGCATGAATTATGGCAGCAACATCAAACTGATGATTGTCCATAGCCGCAGAAAACGAATCTTCAAGAGAGGTAAGATTTTCACGGATTTCGTTGATTGAGAGGTTCGTCATGTCCGTATCTCCGTTGTTCATGACCCTTTATACGACATTCCAGACACCCCGTCAACAAAAAAATCCTCAAAAAATGAGGATTTTAAGATTTTTTTGTTTAAAAATTACCTCTTTTTGAAGTGGTAATCTCCATCGACATTTGTAAGCGTAATATTACTCACAAGATCAAACCCAACTCCATCCATGTATCCGATAACTTTGTCACGATGCGGCGCACCGATATTATAGTCTACATGTTGAAGTTCCATAATTACATCATTGCATGATTGGAGACAATTCTTGGCTCCCTTAAGAACATCCATTTCAGCCCCTTGAATATCCATTTTGATTAAATTAGGCAAAGGGAACTGATTTATTTTCACAAGAGTATCAAGTGTCATAGCAATTTTTTCTACAGCATGTTCCTCTTGATAGAAATTTGTATTCTCCTTGTAGTATGAATTACCACCCGGATCATGGAGCCTCTGGTAGAATTGAACTTTCTTACCATCAATATCCGATACAACACCTAGAGAATATTTTTTATAACCAAATTTTTCATATAAAGATTTAACTTCATCCATTGCTTCGAAAAGAACAATATCGGCGTCAGGCCATACTGTCTTGGCTTCTCTAGCCCAATGGAGAACACACGAACCAAGGTCATAAACAACTTTTGGCTGAATATTCATATTATACAAATAATCAATATGTTCTTTTGGCATTTTTAGGGCATGATGAAGCTGTTCTTGTCGCTCTTCCACACTAGGCAGTGTATAATTTTCATAATAAATTCCACTCATAAAGTTCTCCATAATATAAAAATTTATTAGTACTTATTGCCAATCGTATACTTTGTAACCAAATTCCATTGATTTTTGTCTTTAAATGCTATGATTTTAATCTGGTTCAATGGGCATATTAGGTCTTTTGTTTGATCTATATTTACGATATCGAGTAATTCCCATTCTTCTAACAGATTTACAATTCTATTACGGCGGGCTAAATCACCTTCTGCCAAGGTAGAGTCTTTACCGTCTAAAAGAAACAACTCTTTAAAATGAACGATATAATATTTACCCTGCTTATGAAGAATATGGCAAGACTGATAGAGAGTATTTTCTTTCTTTGAAGCCAGACCAATACGAGAAAGAGTTTCCTTAATCTTTAGAAAATCTTCTGGGTTCTTTAATCTAACTTCGACCAGTTGGTTGAGATTGAACATTATTACCACCTTTTATTATTCTTATTTTTATAAGGTCAATTTGCTCTGTAGAGAGCACCTTAATAATTTCAAGAGCCTTAAAATAATTTACATTATAATATTCACGAATTGCTTCTACGTCATTATCTTCTGGACGCTTATGCCATTTAGAATATCTTTTATTAGATCGTATACTATTTAGGTAATAATCATTTTGTAGTTTATTATCAACATCTGGTCTAATATTCACTTCGTTGACATACATGATCGTGTCAACGAAGTATGATAAAGCCTTATTAACAAGAAAAGGCTTATACATAGTTTCCATCAAATCAGGGTTTTCGGATTCCCTGATAAGGTCTTTTTTGGAAACATTGATTGCATTGACAAAATCAAATGGGTTCATCCGATAAAATCCACATCAACCATTATCTGTGTAAATGCCGCAGCAAGATTGATTTCTTGGTCTGCAACAAAAGCAGCCTTGTATTGATAGTCTGCCAAAATCAATACTAACTGAGGGACCGAACCAGATTTAACATATTGGTTTGCAGTATCGTAAAAACGCCTAAAGATTGTACTGCTATCAGTATCAAAATTTTCTGCGACCCATGCCCGCATTTCATTAAACTTCTTTGCTTTGATATGTCCAACAAGGGTTTTGAACGTATCATCCATAAGATCAACAAAGATGCCAGTATCGATTTTACCGTTAACCGAATACCTCTGGAGTTCGTTGAGGACTCGCCTCCAATCAGGTAAATGCTTAGAGATAAGTTCAGCAATAACAGACTTATCAAACACAATTCCTTCGGTGTTAAGAACATTGATAACCCTCTTCATGAATTGCGAAGCAAGTTTGGGCATATCTTCTTGTGTGATTTTAAATTCAATAATTGAACACCTTGACTGCAAAGGTTCAATGATACGATTTTTAAAATTACATGTAAGGATAAATCCACAATTCTTAGAATATTCTTCCATAAAATTTCTCAATGCTGGTTGAGTAGAGTTAGCATTAAGATAATCTGCTTCGTCAAGAATAACGTACTTCCTTCCACCAGTAAAAGATACGGTAGAAGCAAAATTTAAAATTTCGTGTCGGAGAGTATCGATATTACCATTCATCGATCCGTTGACTACGATATAGTCAACACCGATTTCCTCTAGCAATGCTCGTGCAACAGTTGTCTTACCGACACCTGCTCCACCAGACAAAATGAGGTTTGGAATATCTTTCTGACCAATGAAAGACCTGAAAGTCTCCTTGAGACCTTCAGGTAGAATGCAATCATCAATAGTCTTGGGACGGTATTTCTCCGTCCACAAAAATTCATCACGAACCATTTTTCACCTTACGAGTTATAATTGGAAGAAGGATCAGTAGCAATAAAGTATTCGATATTGTTACTAGAGAAGTGTGAAATTCCCTTAGATGTAATCCTAACATCATAACTTGCAAGAATCAACTTAATGATTGCTTCGACTTTGAAAATCATATTGAATGTCTTATCAGTCTCACCAACTTCAATGCTGAAAACATCTGTGGTTGGGTTCTTGGAATTAGTTGCAGTCATATTGATGGTCTTTCCATCGCCAGTAACTGCAATATTCGGTAGTTGCAATACACCAGTAGCTCGCACAATGCGTTGAAGTTCTTCTTGAGCAATCGAGAATTCAATTTCAGCAGAAGAAATGTTAAGGGTTTTGTTCTGAGGAGGTGCAACAATAGTGGAAATATCAGCATATGTATAATTTACAGACTGACGCCCAGAAATAATAGTCATCTGATGCTCACCAAAATTTATTTCAGGCTCCTTAAACAAAGAGATGATACCAAGGAACTTTGATAGTTCGTAGATAGTAAACTGTCGAGGAAAATTCTCCTCAACAGTTGCCTTGGCATAAATCGAATTGCCGGGAGTAATTGTAGTCAAAACACTTCCGGGATTGACTAACAATGACGGGTTTATCGTAGAAAAGTTTTTCATAATATTGATAGTATTTTCACTGAGTTTCATAACAAGGTATTCCTTTTCACGATTTAAAATTAAACAGACTTAAACTTCTTCAACAAATCCGAATTATTAATAGGATTAATAGGGATCGGAGTCTTTGGTGCTACATTGTTTTTATCCGTTTTGTGTTTGTTTATAAGTTGTGAATCTGCAGTCGCAGACGCTCCAATAGATGCAAGAGCAGCCAACTTACCAGCAAATATATAAGTACCTGCATGTTGTAGATGCATCCAAGGACACAACCAAACTTTACTGCCCATTTTCCTAACATTCTGGCAGAACATATAATCTTCTGACAAATAACGCTTAGTTTCAGGATCGATAATGCAATCGAAATATGCATGGATCTCACGAGAACCATCAAATGCTTCTGTTCGAATATGATCTGGCTTATAAGAGTACTGAGGATAGTGTTCCTTATATTTGTCGAATGTTGAACGACGAATCATCATGAAACCAGTTCCTGTTTCAAGAACTTCTGCGGGTTCATCAAGACGAATTGTCTTACTCTGTTCGCCCTTATCCATAGCAGGATTAAAAACGAAGTCACCAACAAAGTCTTCAAGAACACTTGGATTATTATCCACTACACCCTTATTGACTGCAGCATAAATCTTTTCCCATGTAATGCACTTCTTAGGATAAGGAGCAGCGATTACATCGTATGGAGATTCTGGAGACTGTAGTGCCATCAGTGCAATAACATCTTGAGGATTAAATCCGATATCGGAATCAATAAACAAAAGATGTTCTGCATCTGAACGAAGAAATTCATCTACACAATAGTTTCTTGCACGAGTAATAAGAGATTCGTTGAACAAAAAGTAAGAACGGACTTCAATACCATACTTTACACACAATGCAGTCAAGTCACAAATAGACCGTGTGTAAATACCATTACATTGCCCCCCATACATTGGTGTTGCAACAAACAATTTACGATTTCTTAGAGCTTCAATATCAATTTTAATTTCCATTTTTTTTCCTTATTACTTCTTATAATGGTCTACATGAAGACACATCATAATATAATGCAATGCCTTCATTAAGTCTTGCTTATTATTTCCGTTCTTCTTGCCATAACGCCAAATGTACTTTAGAGCAGTGTTCCTGAATGTAGGAGTTGATTCACCGAAAGCAATCCATGCATCAAAACATTCAATACTTTCTTCATCAGTCTTATAATGCTCACTATAAGTATTGTCTAGATACTTCTTCAAATCACGAAGAATAGCATCTTCAGAATACTTATAATGTAAATCGCTTTGATTCTTGGTAGGTAGCATTTCAGTTGAAAACTTAAAGTTTGCATTTTCAATCTTAGCATTCATAGCCTCGTTCTGGGGCTTCATTACAAATTCAGTCTTTGACATTACACATTTCCCTTTTTTAAAATAGCTGCAATATTCGGTGGCATCCAACCTTCAGGCTTCTGAATTTTACCGTCTGACCGTCGAATTACTTTTCCATCAACTAGCTTTGACATGTTACTGTTGTGAACTTCATCGAAGATAATATCTAGAGGAATACCATACGACACTGCAGTTCCACATGCAATATAAATTATATCTGCAAGAGCATCAGCAATCTCTACGATATCATTTTCTGCTTCGGCAGTAATATATTCATTAAATTCTTCTTGAAGAAGAACCTTACGTAAATGCCTTTCATTTTCATCAGGAAGTACTGGAGTTTCACCAATTCTCTGTCCAAAAGCTTTATGAAAATCTTTTACATCATTATACATATTACTCATTATTCACCATTCTCTTTTTCAGGATCTTCTAACAAATTTAATCCATCAGTCAATAATCTATTGATCTCAATATTAATCATTTCTTCTAGTTCAGGAGTAATTTCTTCCTGAGAAACTCTTTTGGCTGTAGTATTATTCGTACCGATTTTATAGATATCGGTCATCACATACATACGCCCGTCAGCATCTTCTTTGACAAATTCATCATCTGGGAATGTTATAAAATATTCCCCCATACGAAAACCGGGTCTTTCTGTGTCATTCATATTACCTTCTCCATTTTTTTAATGCACGTTCCTTATGAAAACGATTTGCTCTATTGTAAAACAAAACTCCATTTAAATGATCTAATTCATGCTGAAATGTTCTAGCTGTAAGACCATCAAAATTCTTTGTGATCACATCACCATTGGGAAGATTAAATCGAACTCTAATTTCTTTGGGTCTCTTTATTTTAACAATAAGATTTTTGAAAGATAAACATCCTTCATCCAAAGAAATAATTTCTTCACCAAAATTAACGATTCGTGGGTTAAAACATACGAAATTCTCAGGATGACCACGCATAGCGAAAATGCGATAAGGGACTCCGACTTGATTGGCAGCAAGACCAATACCATTATTATCATACATGAATTTAGTAAGGTCTTGGGAAAAAGTAATAGGATCAAAAGGAGGATTAATAAAATCAAATTCTTTACACTCATATGTCAAGATTGGATCAGTATGCGATATCAATTCCATATAAAATATCCTTTGAATTATGCCACAATTCTTGAAAAATTCTTATGCTTTTCAAATTTAATGACATTGCTAAATTTATCAATCATCTGATCACTCTTATGACTAATGATAAAGGCATTCGTTTCTTTTGTCAACTCATTTAATATCTTCATGAATTCTGTAGTGCCATTGTGATCCATTGAACTATCAAGTACTTCGTCCATGATAAGAATATTGGTTGCTGCGCTATTACGTAACTTAGCAACGGAACGCCAAGCAAAAAGAATAGCAAGATTAATACGCATCTTTTCACCTTCCGAGAACGAAGAGTAGCTGAATTCATCTCTATGTCTGGATTTAATTGTTTCATTAAAGTTTTCATCCAATTCAAATTGAACAAAGAAATCCATAGCAGAAAGATACTTATTGATTAATTTGTTTATGATAGGAACATATTGTTTAATTATACGAGCCTTAATGCCACTATCCTTTAAGATAGCAGCAGCAATCTGATATGCATCTTTTTGCTTTAAGAGTTCATTCTTTTCTGACATGTATGTTTCCAAATCAGAATCCAATTGCTTCAT